TAAACGTTTTGTTAGACTAGATTTCATTCTAGCCATCATGTCGTTTACTTCAGCTTCTGAGTATGTTCTCTGTGCCTGGTCTTGTTTATCAGACGACCCAGTGTCGTCATTTGCCAATGATTGATCGCTCATTGTAGCGTGCCTCCCTTTTCGAAGTGATTAAATCTTTGTGGGCGAATATGCCCTTGCTGGTTATTTATTAACCCTGGTTATTTTTCTTATATTTCCCACGCATTTCGGCAAGATATTGCCTGTTCTGTTGAATGAGACAGGGAACAGGAGTAGAATGATTTAGATACCTAGGATGGCTCCATAACCATTCATTTAGTTGATCAATATTTTCATAGTCTGTGGCCAGCTTCTTCAATCTTCGTTGATTGAGGTCACAGACATAAACTCGTGCTAGTAAGGGAGGATCTAATGCTATTCTATAACCTCGATATGGTTGAATATCTATTAGACCTTTTCTATATGCAGGTAAACTCCAAGGACAAACTGAACGAATGCCCTTGAAGTATTCTAACCAATCAACCTCTGCGACCAGGTTTTTTCTTCTTACCACGATTCATAGCCATGATTATCTCCCTTTAGGTGTGAAACGATACTTCTGTGATTTAGGTGCTGCCTTACGAGCTATGCTCAGGGCTATGGCAACTGCCTGACGCTGTGGCATGCCCGCTTTCATTTCTGTTTTAATATTTTTAGCGATAGTGTGTTCGCCATAACCTTTCTTGAGGGCCATTATTCTTTCTCCTGTTCTAATATATTTTTGCTCCAGGTCAGTGCAGCAGGACCACCCCACAACAGATAAGCCTGTGTGCCTGGACTAGTTGTTCCTGGTCTGTAATAAACTCGAGCTCTTGATAAGAATGAATAAGTTCTTCTAACAATGTCTAAGCTCACAGGTTCTTGATTAGCAAACTGACGAGCACGAGCTAGACCTACTTGAGTGCCTCCACGTTGACTTTCAGGCTGACTTTCTCTCATTTTCAGACCTCGACGTGCTGCTGCTGCCATAGCTAGAGTAGGTTTATACATCAATCTTCTTCATGAATATAACCCTGCTCCATATAGGCTATGTGTTCTTGTTCTGTTCTTGCAATAACTTTTTCACCAGTATCTGGATTATACATCTCGTGAGGTTCGAATGGTTTGACAGCGGGTAGAGAGGCTGCATCCACTATTTCACCTTCTGGTATGATTATGTCTGCTTCTTCTCCTAGCACTTCAACTACTTCATGATCAATCAGTCTAAGCACACGAGGATCAGTGGCTGCTGATTTGGCTTTGACTAGTGTGTCAATCTCACGTTCAGTATCCTTAATGTCAAAGTTATCTGGATAGTCTATTTGACCTTCCCACACTTTGTTCTGATAGACACCAAACAAGCGCCATATCTGTTCTTCTGCCAACTCCATTTGATCTGCCTTGCCAGCCAGTTTGGCATTTAATAGTTGAAACTCTGTTTGTAGTGCAACACCACTGACTTCTCTAGTCTGTTTAATACGAATACCACCAGTGTTGGCAATCAGGTCGATTTGATTTTCTAAGTTCTTAATGGTTTCGTGTATTGAGCCCACTGCTGCACCACTGAACTCTAGAGCATATGGATTAAGTCCAGGATCTGATCCTTCTTGCAGAATAATCATAGCACCAGCACCAGCACCAACCTGTGCAGTAGGTGGTACGACTAATGTTGGATGTGTGCCTAGTCTAACTGCCTGTTCATTTTCTGATGTCATGTTATAGATCATCTTGGATATATCAGCAATGTCATTAATGTCTGAAATGCCAATACCTTTTTCAATACCACGTTGGTTATAGACTAGAACAGCGGGTATCATACCTAGTTCATTTACTTCAGTTGTTCTTAGTTCTGCTGTGCGATTGACCTGATCCATCTCCCAAGTTTCTATTGTGTCAGGACGCCATACCTTAACAACCTGTATACGATCTATAACTTCTTCTATATACTTGAGATAGACCAACTCATAACGACCATTTGCTCTACGACGCCATGTCCAATCTGAACATACTAGAGGTGTTATAAGATTTACATATGGTCTAATACCTTTTTCCATTTCCTGTGCCTGTGTAGCAGCACCAGCGTTAGGTTTTGTAACAATAACCCAGGCATGACCAAACACTGATGTCCATATGGCTACTTCTTTCATAAAGTCATCAAATGATCTGCCATCATAATCACAATCTTCAAGGAACTCTGCCACATCCCAATCGTTAGCCCATGATTCAAACTCACGTTCTGGCTCTTCACGGAATAAAAATGAGATGTAGGTTTGAATAACTGATTGACAGTGATTGATATAGGGAGTATTGATTAGACGCTGTTGATAGTCACCATCTGTTTCCAGTGCATAGCGAACTAGATTACCAGCATCACGATATTCTTTGCCACCAATATATGATTCCATAAGGAACTGCCAACGATCACGCCACTTAAGATAGAGTTGGTGTGTTGAGCTTAGTGCAATGTAGTCCTGCTGTAGAGTGAAGTTACTTGAAGCCATATAGCTGTCCTTGTTGTGAGCGTGGCTGATGTAGACGATGTGTCCATATCTGCTTTGGTTGTGGTTCTGTTATACGTCTTATGGGAAACAGATAATCCACCATATACCTCAGCGCATCTGCCATGTGATCAAATCCTGAATCTTTATCCGGTAAACTGGTGCCTTCTTTGTAGGTAAACTTCTCAAGGCATTCAATCACATATTTACATTTGGGTGCAATATAAAGGCTGGTTATGCCTGCTGAACTTAAGAGTTTGGCATTAACAGCATTGACACCATCTCTAACTGGATTGTGACTGTGCGGTGCTAGCACTCTAAACTCTGCATTGCGTAGTATGGTATGATCTGTTCTGCCTCCAGCTGATGTCTTACGCTGTGCTCCTGCTGGATCAGGATAGGCAATAATCTGTTTGCCTGCATATCTATTACGGATTTCCTGCACTAGTTCATCTGTGTTGGAACCATAGATGCGACATTCATCTATAACGTAGAGTGTGTCTTTTTGTTTAACTGCCATGACTGCACAAATGGGATCCACGTTAAAGTCTATTCCCACATGAAGTTCTCTCGGTAGGTCATCAGAGTATTCACGTAGATTACGCTTACGGTCAAAGGCGTAATAGACACGACCTGAGAATGTTTCGAATGTAGCTTCATATTCCTGCCGAAATGTTCGCTCATCTAGGGAACGTCGAGCAGCTTCGATTTCTTCTGCCTTGACATTGCCACCTTCTAATGTGGTATATTGAAAACTACGCCATTCATCAGGAAACTCCCCCTGCATTGAGTAGAGATCATGTGCCCAATTCAGACCTTTCGGAGTTCCAATAAAGAGAGCATGTCCTTCACGGTCTGAAAGAGTAGGCCTAAGAGTTTCATACCATGCATCAGGATCCACATCTGCAAATTCGTCAATAACCAAATAGTCAAGACCGATACCACGCAGGCTATCATGATTATCAGCACCTTTGAGACTAATGGTTGAATTATTCTTAAGTTCCAGGGTGAGTTCGGTTTCATTGATCTTACTTACCCAACGTAGATCCACTAATCTCTGTTTGAGTTTTTTCCAAGTAATCATCTTGGCCTGGCGATAGGTTGGGGCCACATACCAAACTGTTCTGCCTGGTAGTCTAGCATTACGAGCCAGTTCTCTTATGCTGAGATGAGTCTTGCCAAATCTCCTACCTGCAATAACAACCTTAAATCGTTGAGGTGCTTCTACTATGTTTAACTGTGGCAGACTGAGACTCATTCATCAAATAATCCACTGGCACGCAGAGGATCCGATTTCTTAAAATGTGCTGCTATTCTTCGCTCACTGATTTCACAATACTTCTCATCCTGCTCAATACCTATATATTCATAGCCCAACTCCACAGCAGCCATACCTGTTGAGCCCGAACCGTTAAAAGGATCTAACACACGACCATTGGGTGGAGTCACTAACTTGATTAGATACTTCATAAGTTCTACTGGCTTCACGGTGGGATGGTTGTTGCCAGTTTTAATAGGACGAACCCAACTCTTTGTATCACATTGGCAGTCTTGTGGTTTTAAAATACTAACTCCACAGGTTTCACACACGCGATCTATTCCATTGCCTTTTTTATCTTCAGTTTTAATTTTACCACGATTATCAAAGCCCACTGCCATACGATTACCATCTGGACCATAACAACCTTCAACATCACCGAACATTGCAGGTGGCATTTCGTGGCCAATATGTCTCTCCTTGCGGCTGACTTTGGGACAATAGAAATACTTCTGATAGTTGGGTATTTCTCCGAGGACATTACTGGGGAAACGGCCTTGCTCATTGACTTCATATCCAATATGACTATCTTCATTAGAAGTTATTCCTTCGCCAAATGTTAGTCTGCTGTGTCCATTACTGCCTCCACTGCGAGTATCTCGGCCTTCAATAGGAACACGAGCGGCATCAATATTAAGTGCTCCAACCCCCCACTTTTGCACATTATTGGCCGTGCTTAACTTGCTGGGTTTGCGGGCCATACAGATGGGTTCGTGTGCGGGTTTTAAGGCTGTGCCCCAACCTTGCCATTGCTTGGCTTCGGGGTCTGTGCATTTGACCTGTCCTACTTGTGTAGCAGGTGTGCTCCATTCTTCTCCTGCTCTAACGCGAGCGTGATCTGTTTGTCCAAAGCCTGCGTTCTTGGTAGTATCCACCATCTTTTCATATTCTTTAACACCCAAACTACGCTGTATTGAACGACCCACATCCTGACTCTTGGGGAATCCTGAACTATAGATCCACATAATCTGATCACGGATTTCGAAGCCTGCCTGTTCTAATGTCACAGCAAGGTGGTGATAGGTGCGAGCCGCACTAAAGGCTAATATGTGTCCTCCGGGTTTGAGCACACGCAGGCATTCTTGGTAAGTCTCCAACGCTCCGGTATTGGCGTCCCAACTTTTACCCAAGAAGTCTATACCGTAGGGCGGGTCTGTGACTATGGCATCTATTGAGTTTGATTCAATGGTTTTGAGGACAGATCTATTGTCCCCATTTAGGATTTGATATTTCATTCGTTTCTCCTGTAGCAAATATCATTATTTTATATATCATCACGCCATGGCAATGGTGCAGAGGCTTCGGTATTGATTGGCGAATCTGACTGTCCCAAATAGTTCTTGCCGAGAAAAATAAGCATGACAGCGTTGCCACCTAGGGCTAGACTCAGCTGTGCCCTGCGTAGACTTTGTTTAAGAGCCTCACGGCCTTTTAGTAGTTCTACGCTAAAGTTATAGGTCAGAGTGTTTTCATCCACTCCAAACCAATCTGCTATTTCCTGATTCTTACAGCCAATCTGGGCTAATTTAAATACTTCATTAGGTGGTATGACTTTCTTATCACGACCAACTATTCGACCTTCGACTTCCTTAGTGCCTGTCTTGGGTTCTTTGCGTTTGGCTTTGGGTGTTTCATCATTGGGTTCCATAAAAGTATTTATTATGGTGCTGAAAAGGTGGTTTAAAAGCCACAAAAAACCCACCGTGTTAGGGTGGGTTAAAGTTGACAAGAGGATATTTTAGTTTTGAATTGAAACTAATACGTTATTATGAAAATACAAATAGTTAGGATAACCATAAACCCATTGTTCTCTAGTGCCTGAAGCTGTAGTTGTTCTATTAATACTTTGTGGCCTACCCCAGTTTGTTTCTTTAAGAACCTGTTCTTTTGTCATGCCTATTCTGACTCCGGGCAAAGCTGCTTTGCGTTTTGATTCTTTAGCTGCTGCTAAGTAGGTAGCATGTTTTTTGCTTAGATTGGCCAATGCTTTAGCAACAGATAAATCATATTTGATAATCATATCTGATGTGCAATGCTTTTTTATTGAATCTATTTCATATTGACAATCCTTTGCACTGCTACATAGAATAGTTTCTAAATGTTGAGAAGTATTGATTGTTGAGAACTTATTCATTTCACAATCCTCAATAGTTTGTGAATGAGCGATACCTGCTGCCAATAATACGGAAAACAATAATGTTTTTTTCATCTCTATGTCCTCTATGTGTGTTAATGTGTTTTACGACTTTATTAGTATACAAAAAATCTAACATCTTGTCTGTAGTTTATTTGCAACACTAGACTTTTTTACAGGTTATTTCTTTCACGTGTCCCGGACATTGGAATGAGCTGCATCTCTGGAACTCTCCATTGACACGCTGTGTGTATTCCTCAACATTACAACCTGTGTCTCCACAGGCTGTGAGTAAGAGTATGAGTAGGGGAGCCCAGTGCCGCTTCCCCCAGCGGTTACCTTGAGTCACAGTGGTAGTCTGCTCTCTGTTCCTGGGCTTGAACTTATCTTGCATTGCCATCTGTTATGACCACGCCACCAATAAGTGAGTCTGATCTCTGTGGTTGGGGTTTTGGGTCTTCTCGGGGCCGTACCTTGAATAACAGTTTAACTAATAATGGTGATGGGTAAGCCCAAC